ACTGCGCTACTGCACGATAGCTATACTGCTTGAGATGCCTCTTTGCAAGATCTAATGCTTCAAGCTCCAGACGGACAGGTATCAGAAGCCTATCATTGTCTGGAGCTAGGACATACCCCCATGGTATCTTTGCAGTAACACGTACTATTGTGTGCCACTCTTTTTCTTTGCCTTTGATTGGCTTTGGTAATTGCCAGAATCCTAGGTCTCTTGTTGGAATACTTATTCGTTTTTACCTTCTTTTGGTGGTAGATAGAAGATGCCACCACTCGATGTGACATCTACTTTATCTACTTTACCAAGTCCAGCGCGGTCTAGCAAGTCTTTTGCTGCAACCATTTTTTCTTTTATGCCTAGCTCAGTAGGATCAGAAAGAGCACCTACCATAGCAACTGCAGCTTTAGGGGCAGTACGGGCAAAATATGTACGAGTCTTCTCGCCTATCTCGTCCTTTAAGGATTCAACAATAGCTGTAGTGCTGCTGTTGTCCCCGTAACCTGCCAACCTTTTAGCTGTAACAGCATCACCATTAGCTTCGTCGAATAATACTTCAAGAAACTTGTTTTGTTTTTCGGTTAGATTTCTCGCCATATATATGCTCTCTTATCTCGCCACGGCTAATGCCTATGTCGTGTAAATCTCTGTCACTCATATTGTTAAGTAACCAAAGATCTGCTCTTGCTTGTTGTGTTCTTTGTACAGCCCTAAAGCCGCGTTGTAAAAAGTTTAGCATCACTATCTCCTTTGTTTGTGTGCGGAGATAGTTATACTTATTTAGTAATAACTTAGTACGTCTGTTTGTGCATACCCGTTAACCTACAGGTACAAAGGTTTCAGTTACAGTTAGTATAGTATCTATATGTGCAGCTGTAGCTGGAGTTACTTGTATCTTGTCACCAGCAGATAAAACAATTTCTATATCTGAGAATGTTATAAACTCACCAGCGCCTAAATTTTTACCTTCTAGGAAATGTGATGTATATGTATCAGCTGCTACATACCATTCAATTTTAATGTCTGTATTGCCAGTAGTGTTGTGTACATGAAGGTAGGTAACTTCTGCTACACAGTTAGCAGGACATGTGTACACATCTTCTGTAGTAGTGCCAGTATTATGACCATAAACAGAACGCCTACGTGCTGACTTGCCCTGACTAAAAAAACTCATTACTCGTCAACCCAAGCTTCATTCTCTGGTGTGTTAGGATCGTCCTTAACGTAGTGACCTTTGGCTGTACGAGCACGTTTCTTACCCTCAGGTGCTTTAGACTTTTTCTTAGTCTTAGGTTTAGCAACTTCAGCAGCTCTACAAATATCTGTTACGTTTGGATCATTACAAAAAGCATTGCCAAATCTATCTTCCATAGCGGCTTGGTTGCCACGCTCATCCCAAACACAGCCATCTACATCTACTGTGTAGCCATGCTTAGCTAGAGCATCTTTATATTTTTCATAAACTTTCATAAGTCTATCCTTTTTTCATAGGCTTAGACGCTGGGTTAGATGCACCACAGTACCCACCCCTATTCATCTTCATAGGTTTTTTAGCCATGCCACCATATGACATTTTAGTTTTACCTTTTTGACAACCTTCTTTAGCACACTTAGCTGGTGAAGGACAATCTGGACACGCTTCAAATTTCATGCTCTTTTCTTTCCTGATGCTGTTGTAGACCAAGCCACACGACCTGGCCCTGTTTTCTTAGCCGCTTCTTTTTTACTTATTTTGCTCGCCACTTTTTTGGGACGACACGCAGGATAAGGTCTACCACTTTCTGAAGTACCCGACCTGCCGCATTCTTTACCTGTTTTAACATCTGTCCATTCCTCTCCGAACCATTTACCTAAACCACCTTTAGAAAAACCTCTACGCCCTACAAGAACGTGTTGACTACGTGACCTTGTTTTTCGTTGTGCCACTATATTTACCCCCAGCTTTTTTGTATTCTTTTACTAACCAAGCAGACGCATATGCGCTAGGCCATCTCTTAAACTTCTTCTTAGCCAGAGCTTTCTTCTGGTTATACAACTTCATATTTGTTGGCTTGGGTGCTGCCATTACCATTTCACCTTATCTGCCCAGTAAGCCGCTGATAGCTTACCTTTCTTAATATTCTTAGCGTGTCTAGCTTTGAAGCTTGCACGTTTCTTCTTCATCCTATCAGATTCACCAGCCTTAGGTTTACCTGCTGTAGATGCTCCCTGCTCACCAAAGCGAATCATTTTAATAGTATCGCCTTCTTTAGCTAACACTACGTGAGATTTAGTAGGATGTTTGGGTGTGCGTTTGGGTTTGTTATAACCTGCAAACTTCTCACCTCTGTATTCTATAGCCATTATAAAGGGTTATCCGCTAATTCATCATAGGCTTTCCAAATATCATCTACTTCAGTTTGTAGTGTATCTAGAGTATCACCTAATCCATCTGTTATAGTTGTAGCCTTATCTACCTGACTACGTAAGTCTAGTAGTAGCTTCTGTTGTTCTAGTATCTGCTGCATGTTAGTCGTTAACTGGGCAAGCTTCTGGTTTAAACCTCTTACATCATTATCAGCTATAGCTTGTTCTAACGTTTGTATACGAACTATGAGTTTACCTTCTAGCTCCTGTACATTAGTTAGGATTAAAGAGTCTAACGTTATAATCTCACTGCTTAACTCATTATCTACTTCAGTAAGGTTGCGCTGGGCTACAGTCTCTACAGATGTTATGCGTTTATCCATAGCACCTGTCTTATCATCTAGTGTACCTATACGGTCTAATGATTCTCCTACACCAGCTTCTACACCATAGAAACGGTTAAGGGTGTCGTAACCAAAGTATATACCACCTGATATAGTTGAAAGGACAGGGACAGCTACTGCCATCATCCATCCTTTAATATTGTAACCGCCTATACTAAAACTCATTGTGTTGGCATTGCTCCATATTCATTTATGTATTCACCTGCAGCATATATCTCAGAAGCATTCTTCATATTAGGTGTTAGGTATCCTTGGAAACCTGTACCAAAACTTGCATCAGCCCATGTAATTACAAACTCATCTATATTCTGAGTGTATGTAATTGCTGTATAGCTACCTACCATAAAGTTGTTAGCTGCTGCATAACTATCTACAGTAGCTGTTAAATCATCATTGTTTGCAGCTGCCATGTAAGCACCAGCTTGTTGAGCAAAGTTCTCTACAGCCGCTACAGCTTCATTATACTCGTTAACTTCTGCTGTGTCAAGGCTATACGCATCTGTCTCTAACATACCCTGTAACTCAACTTGCTCAGGCTTAGTATCTGCCTCAGCCGCCACACTGGTTACTTCAACTGCTGTCATAACTATAGCTGTTGCCGCCGCTAAATTATCTACTGCAGTGTCTAAGCTATTCATATTAGCCGCGTGTTCCTGCATAAACAACTGCTCAGCTGTTTCAGCTATAGCATAGTCATGGTTTAGTACAAGTTCTTTAGCGTCTAAGTAAGCATTCAACTCAGCTGAAGTGATAAGCCCATCGTCAAAGGTATCATCATTGATAACACCACCGATAGCCGCATAACCTACAGCACCTACAGTCATAACAGCAGATTCAGTTATACGATCTTGTATATCACTGATTGAAGCTATGAGTGCATCAATCTTTTCCTGACCCGTCATTGAGTATTCTGGGCTACTTAGATCCAGACCCCCTGCGTTTGCTACTGCGGAAACGCTCACTAAGGCTGAGCTTAGGAGCATCATCTTCAACTGTTTCTTCATCTTCATCTTCCTCTCCTACCCTCAACAGGGTGTTCCAAAATTCTTGGTCTGTCTCATACCCAACAATATAAAGTGTTGGACTCTCTCTGTACTTCTTAATCGCCGCTTTTCCCATGAGCAGCTTCCCTGTCTTACTATCATTTATAGGGCATGGCGTATTCGCTAACATCATACTTCTAAACACTACTGGGTCTTGGCACAAAATAGATATGGCACTTACTTGTAGCCCTAATCCACCTACTTGCTGTGGTGCTCCTAAGAGCCTGGCATTCTTTCTACGGTTACAAGACTTATCCTGAGTCATAGTACCAGTAGATAAACCTAGTATGCTTACCTGTATCCCTGTTGAACTTGGTAGTAAGCAACTGTCGTTACCACCGCCACCCATTACTGTAGGAGCTATCGCTGACATTACAGGTGCAGCTGAACCAGCGCCAGTAGCATTATAGTTATTCGTTACAGTCTCATCAGTGTTGTTACTATCTACTGTTGAATCCTGATAGTTGTTACTGAAGTCACCAGTAATATCATTCGCTCCTACACTCGTCCCTAAAGCTGTTACGAATACTACTATCTTCACATAGTAGCTGTAGAGCTGCGTCTTCCTGTCCGATAATAGCAAGTGTCTGAGCATTTTGGTTTCTCTGGCATACGTCATCATCGACACGACAGGATGCTGTATAGGTTATAGTGGTACAACCTGCTAGTAGCACAAATAGGATTAGCTTAACCCACATTGTCACGTTCTCTATCAGGATCTAATACTTCGTATCTAGTGAGGTGACCCTCAAGGTACATAGCTCTCTCTACATGGTCTAGAGTGTATCTCACTCCAGTGTCTGCTTCTATAGCTGTTCTTACATAGAATACATCAGACTTAGGAATGTGTACACGCTGTAGTTTTCTTACGTCATTATCTGCTATAGCATCATAAAACTCTTCTATAACATTCTCTGATGCATATAGTTGTATTCTTTTGTTACGCATTGTCAATACTTTTTTCTAAGGAAAGAGGTACGTGACGCAATTACATGCAGGAGGGAGGAGACATGAGGAGGAAATACACACAATATACGCCACGTACAGTAGTGTAACACTTATGTTTGTTACTTTTATCTGTGTTACATACGTATAAGTATACAGCAACACAGTAACACTTACAAGTAAAAACTTTATCCTACTTAAACTTTATTATATATATTACTTTATTAAGAGTTAAAACACTTAAGTGTAACTGTATTGCTCCTGCTCCGCAGTTATACTCAAAAAAACACCCTAGTCAACCCCTAATTTGTAGTTTCTTGTAAGTTTTTTCCAGTTTGTTGTACTTTTGTGCCTCTTCGTATACGAGGGGACCTAACTCAAAATTCACTTCTGTGTGTTTATACATGTATACGTACCCCCCCACCCCCCCCCGGGCCCCCCCCCCCA